TTATTTATCTTCTACACTTTTAGCGTCAACAAATCCCTCACTAAGTATATAAGCTATAAGGGTAGCACCACTCATTATCATACCAGTTACTTTTTCAATATCTGCGTTTGCAAATTTAAAAGTTATTAATATAGATGTAATAAAACCTATTACAGCAATCCAAAATTTACGACTTGATAATTTTCTTTTCCAGTTTATTTTTTCCATTTTTATCTCCTTTATGCACTTATTTTTTTTGTGTAACTTTGATTTATAAATTCTTTTATTTGCTCATAGCCCCAACCAATATTGATAAGAGAAGATATAAGCATTTCCATTTGTTCAAGTTCCTTTAATTCTTCGTTTGAAATATAATCTCTTAAACTTTCCTTTGGCTTGATATTATACATCTTTTTAAGCTCATCAAAAGACTTGTTAAATAACACCTTATATATAAGCTTAGTATAATTAGGATACATAAACTTTTTATTAGGGCTTTCAGCAACTTTCATCTTGATAGTATCAGTTAGAATATGCCTTACTAACTTGCCCTTTTCTCTTTCTATAACCCATTGCTGACGCTCTTCGTAAATCCTTTTAAGTTCTTTTTCCATTGAATTAAAAGCATTTATAAACGCTAATTTGAATTTTAATGCTTTTTCTCCTGTAAATCCCATAACAAGCAATGAATAACCATCTCTTGTTAATTCATACTCTTTATAATACTGTTTATTTTGTTCATTCATTTTATTTAAAAGTATAAAATAGGTGTCGGAACTTTTCCAGATACCCTCTTTTAAATTTTCAATTACTTTTATAACATCAGAATGTTCTTTGTCGAATACTTCTGCAACTATTCGACTTGTAGTAGTCAGTTGTTCCTCATTCTTTTTTCCTGTAATTTGTACTAACATCATTATTAATCATTCCTTTCTAATAATTATTTTTAAGCATAAAAAAAGACACCTATTAAAGTGCCTTTACATTTATTTATTTATTTTTTCTGCTAATTTAGCTAAAACTACCCATTGTGCCCAGTTACTTTTATCAATATTTTTTATATGCACATCAGGGCTGTTTAATACTCCTAATTTAGCCAATTTATTTATGGCTTTAACTGCATAACCTCTTTCTTTTTCACTCATAGTTGTAGTCTCCTTTTTTTTCTCTTTTACTTCTGGAAATCTCCATACCTCGTGCCATCCTCTTTTGTATAAATAGTAATTACTTATATTTATCTCACGTCCTGTTTGGTCTCCAGCTTTTCCACCTGTAGCCTTACCAAGCTCATTTATACTAGCTTGTACTAACTTTCCATTACCACAGTATACAGCTACATGATAGTAAATGTTTAGTAATATATCGCCTCTTTTCATACCTTCACCAGTATTTAGATTTACAGAGCTTATTACATTTTTAAAACCTAGCTTTTTTAAAGCATCAGACATATTACCTGTGTAAGTTGCTCCCATATCTTTTAAGGGTATTCCTGAATTTTGAAAAGCTGTAATAGTAAGACTTGAACAGTCAAAGTCGCCATACTCATTCCATCTATATTGTTGGTCATATCCATGAGCATTGTTATTAGCGACATCTTCCATATATTTAACAGCTTGCTCAACTTTATTCAACTCTACTCAACTCCTTTCCTAATTTTGCGCATAAAAAAACCACCCTATAATTAGAGTGGTTAAAAATCACATATTCAATACTTCAGCATACATATTATCTATATATGTTTTTACATTACTCGGCAACTCCATATATTCATTAGTCATTTTATATTCATACGCAGATTCTGCAACTATGTCCTTGCCCATTGACCTGAGTTCATTTTTAACTTTATTGGACTTCAAAGCCAATTTATAATTGTTATATACATTTTTACCTACGATTAGATAACTTGCATATTCTCTAAAAAAATGTTTAAAATTGTAATCCATACTCTCAGTTAATTTAAACAGCAATTCCGCTTGTTTAATTTGTACATCAGATGGATTATATCTTTCCTCTACATTAACATACATACCATAATAACCGACTAAATCCTTTTGCTTATCAGTCTTATTAATAGCCTTACCAAGACTTATAGCACTATTAAAATCGAACACATACATACAAGATATATTTCTCAGTACACTTGCATTATCCCTTTTAAACTTTTTCAGTTCATCACCTTGTAGGAATATACCACTTATATTAAACTTTTTTATATATGCGTGCAATGAGTATCTATCAACTTTAAAAACATATTCCAAATCAAGAATAGACATAACAGGAATACCGTTATAATACTTCTTGACAAGCTCATAAGGTTTTGGCAGTTTTATCTGCACTTGTTGCGGTTGTTTGAGCATTTGCTCCATTTCATTGAATTTATTAATATATGCTATCTTAAAATCAAGGTATCCTTGAATGTTAAACATATATAAAGTAAATCCGTCTTTAGTTAGGAGATATTCTTTATACCTTCTTTTTTGTCCTTGAACAGTATAAACCGTTGGAATTAACGCATAACGCAAATCTGCGTTCTCTAAATTTTCATTTTTATCGTATATATTGTCCAAATCTCTAATAACATCTGTATGCCTTTTACCTAATCTTTCAGCAATAATTCTGCTTGATACTACTAACCCGTATTTTGAGTTATTTTCAATTTTTATTACTTCTTGCATCATTTGCTCCTTTCATACTTGAAAAAAGCAACATAAAGTGCTATAATACTTATATAAGCAACTTATGTTGCTCTTTTTTCATTAAATAGCCTGTGGTGTTCCAAGACCTTTACAGGCTATTTTTTGTTCAATTTTTTTCATTAGAGAGTATAATATCTATTCCTTGTCTAACGGCTTCTGCTCTTGTTATGTTATTTTTTTTTGAGTATTCCAATAATCTTTTATTAGTTTCGTTTGTTATTCTGACTTTAATATCTACATCCAAAGGATTATTGGTTGGTCTTCCCATTTTCTTTTTTTCTTCCAAAATACTCCTTTTCTCTTGCCATATTTTTTATTTTGTGTTATTATAAATAAATCGGCAGTGGCAAGACCACCGATATATTTTGTTTGGTGACTTAACTTAATTGTTAAGTCTTTTTTTAATCTTCAATAGATTTTTGTAAATCTTCGATAATATTCTCGATTTCTTTTGTCTTACTCTCTTCTTTTTCTTCATTTGCTTTTTTCAGATTTTTTATAAGTTGTCTTAAAAAAGCATTGAATTGTTTATCAGTCATTCCCATATCTTCCATTTTCATTCTCCTTTCTGCCCTTGCCGGCTACTCGTAAAGTTTATCTATCTTTACTGTAATTTTATTATACACTTTTGAGTTCCAAAAGTCAAGAGATTTTTTAAAAATTTTCAAGAAAAAAAAGCACCCATAATAATAGGATGCTTTGTACATAAATACATTCAATATAATAATTTCTATTTTGGTGCAGCAGTTTTTATAAGCACGGGTTTACCTGCAATCATATCCTCAGTAGCCATGACTTCTATTTCTAAATCTTTATCAGAATTCATAACATAACCGATTTCACAATTATCTATGGATTTACCAGGTCGTAAATCTTTCGATGAATTACTTGAATCTATACCATCTAATATAATAGCAGTTTCAAGTTGTTCTCCATCTTGGAAAACTTTAAAATAAGTAGCAACTAATGCATTTGTAGTCTTTTCACTATTATTGGTAAACTTATAATTCAAAACTACAGATGGTTTTCCATCAGAGTCTTTTACCATTCTAAGTGAATTAATCTTTACAGAATAATTAGAGATTTTAATTTCATCTCCTATCTTAGCTTCGTTACTTTCATTAGTATCTTTTTTTACTTCTTTAGTATTTGTATCTGTTTGCACTGTAGCCTCTTGTTTTGGAGGCTCTTGAGTGGCAGTGTCTTTTTTATCACTTGAACAACCTGTAAATGCAATAATAGAAAAAAGCAAAACTAAAATGCCTAATCTAATTTTTTTAACCATGATACAATCCCCCTAATCTAATATTTATGTACACACATATCATATCAGATTAGGAGATTTATAGCAATCATTTTTTAAAACATTCCTGCAAGGCAATCATTAAAATCTTGTTCTTTCTCTTCTTCACTTCGCATATCTTCAAGAGCATATAGTCTTTTCATATCTCTATAGAATTTACGTTCATTCTTAGTCATATCGTCTGTAAGCTCTACACTTCTATAAAACATAATCTTTGATAGCTGTATATCCTTATTCAGCCCGTAGAAAAGACTTTTAAACTTCCACCAATGTAAATAATCTATATCGGCTAAATCTATCTTGTACTGCTCCATAAAAGCCGCATAGATATAATCAGCATCCTGTTCAAAGTCATAGATATTTATATTACTACTATTTGATTTACCACTGCTCTCTTTTATATCCTTACCGCCGCTGTAAAACCATATAATCTTATTTACAGCATCCACCGTATTTATTATATATTGATTAGGAAAATACAGATTAAGAGCAAGCTCTATTTTTACATCATCATTCACGCTATTATCTTTCATTAGCTGTTCAAACAGTATACTCGTTCTAAAATCAGATACTATCTCAGTATCAATATTATCAACGATGACAGAGCATGGGAGTTTATCAATTAAGATATTCATTTTTTCAATCTTTCAGGCGAATATCTATCAACGATAGTATCCCTGCCTTTTTTCATCTCATCGGCAATATAAGAAAAGATATCAAGTAAATCACAAAATCTTATTTTTCTTTTACCGAATATCTCCTTTATAGCACCTTTACCAAGTATTGAATCTATACTTTCAACCATAAAATCCATCATATCATTTATTTGTTCTTTTGCGGGTTTATCTTTTAGACTCCCTGATATCTTATTAGCCTTTAATCCTACTTCTTCTATTTTAGTAAGTACATCTTCATCAAACGGATCAAGTGTAAATTCCTTACCATCAAAATCAAGATTAACCGCATTATCTCTAAATTTAAAAGCCATAATATTTATATCTCCTTAATTTTATAAGTAAAAAAGGGAGTATTAAACTCCCACAAACTCAATAGTAGCCCATTTATCATTTGTAGTAGCCTTACCCACTACAGATTGACCTGCTACCTTGAATGTACCTGTATATGTGTAAGCTTCTGTGCCATCTCCTGATGACTCAGGTATTATTGCAAAAGCTCTTTTTACAGCTACATACTCTCCGTCAGTTGCTCCTTTTTGAGTGAAGTCAACTTGTACAATATTTACTATTGCATCCGCACCGAGTTTTTCTCCGTCGATAATATCTATTATATGCTTGTGTGGCGGCGAGTCGAGTATCTGGTCGAATTCAAAATCTTGAGATATACTCATACCTACTATATCAGTAGTCTCAAATGCCTCATCGACATATTGTCTTGAATATTCTTTAGGATTCATCTTCTTAGAAAGAGATTTAAACCCTGTCATCCTGTAAAACTTAGAGCCCGAACCACCTGTATTAGGTACTTCAAGATAGGCTACTTTATCACTTCTTTTAGCTATTTTCATTTTTTTACGCTCCTTTATAATATATCATTTCCATTTGTATTTGATACCTTGCCTTATCTGCTCCGTCCGTATTGAACAGATAGCCATAGGTAACACAATTAACACTTTGCACATTTTCGATATTTGGCAAATTTCCTATTTCATTTTGTTCTTCTATCCATCTTTGAAACTTATCATAAAATCCGCTATTTTCGATATTTGTCCTGATATCACTTCCGTAATACTCCTTACTACCAAATACAAATACGAGCTTCCTAAGACTTCCGCCATCAGCATATTTTTTCACTATACTTTCATTTGGCATAATATCTATAGTGTATTCGCCTGTATCAGTACCAAGATAGTCGATATACAGCTTCTTTTTCTTATTGATAAGCGGACACGACCTTATATAGTCCCTAAGTTCATCTATCATTTTTTAGCCACCTCTAACGCACCTCTTAATATATCATCTTTGTGGTCTGCTTTCATTCTTTCAAACCACATCTTACCCCTTTGACCATTACCCCTGTTTTCGTAGTATTGACGCCTCGCATAAGGAGCTTTATATTTTACTTTTCCACTACCGACTACAGTTCCAATATCAGGAGCGTCATCTTTCAAATAACCTGTATAATGAGGAACATAAGGCTCAGATAGTCTTATTACTTCGCTGTCAATGAATTTTTGTACTTCACCGTTAGTCTCAAGATTACGCCTTGCAAGCATACGTTCTAAGTTGTCGAATATAATAACCATCTATCTCGCCCCCAATTCAAAATGTCTCATATTTTCACTTCCAAAGTCAAATATATCAACACTTGTAATAGTAAAGGCGTCAAAGTTTTCATCGATACTTTTTTCAGTAGTCGGCTCAAAATCAATATCACCTTTAATAAGTCTATCGCCTTTTTCAAAAGTGAAATACTTTGACTTATCATCAAGCTTTTTAAACTCTATCGGACTTAAATACTGCCTTGACATCTCAGATTTAAAAGGTACATATATAGACGCTCTATCAGCGTTTTCAAGACCCGACTTTATAACATTAGCTCCCTTACTATCTTCAAAATGAACACCTTTTATTACAGTTCTTTGATATATGTCATATCCTTTGTTCTCGTCATAGACCTTGTTATATATAGTTATATCGCTGTTTAAAAACATATTACTTACCTCTATACATTAGCCCAGTATGGATTAAATGCTTTCTAACAATATCATAAGCCGAGCTATCAAGGCTTTTTTCATACTTCGTATCATAAGTAACACTACCTTGTCCTATCTTCTCAGAGCTTATGATTTTTTCATCTGTATGTTTACTTATAAAATCCGCAAGCTCGCATACAGCGTTTTTTACCTCGTCTATGACATTATCAGAGCTTATTCGATTAAAAGTGTACATATCAACAAGTGAGCAAGCAGAAATGCAAAGAGGACGAAACTCGCCCTCGCTTAACTTTCCACCATATTCATTTTTATAGTAGTTATAATCAACCTTGAACATCTTACTCACTATCCTTTAAAGCGTCTATAAGTTCAGCTTTTTTCATTTTGTGATAATCTTCTATACCTTTATCTTTAGCCAATGATTTAAGCTCATCATAGCTTAAATCTGAAAGAGCCTTTTTTTCAGGTTCTTCTATTTTCTGTTCGTGATATCTTCTAAGCAACATACTCATATATAAGTACCTCCTATGATATAGTTATCTTAACAGTCTTTTTATCGTTGTATAGATATGCTCCATAATGCTTATCAGCTGTTACTACAGTTGTTTTCTTTACTATATCTCTATCAGTTTCAATCATAGTATCTCTTTTTAATAGCAGTTTCAAAGCACCTTTTTTAACAAGATAAGCAGTATTTTTTGCCACTCTTCTTGTTCTAAGTACCTGAGTATTAAGTATCTCACCAAAAGCACCTGTTACTATCCTATTTGCACCTAACTCACTACCTGACAGCCAATTTTTACCTGCATCCGCTCTAAGCTCCATAGCATTAGCAGGATTGCATACAAGCACTACAGGTTCATCATCTTCATCATCAAATACAGCAAGAGACTTGTCAAGATTAGCTACAGTAAGTCCACCTGTAACCGCTGATGTCTGAGTAGAAGTGCCAAGAGCTACAACAAGTTCATTATCTATCTTATCAGCAATTGATACGGCAAGTTGTCTTGTACCCTCACCAAGTGGATCTCCATATCCTGATAACATAGCCTCATCTGTAATCTCTACACCTTTACCGGCTTTTTTAATAGTCATTTCCTTTTCAGTCTTACCAAGTTGTTCGATAGGTATAGCAGTACCCTCAGCCACATCTGACGCCTCACCTATATACGACCATTTAGGTACTGTAAGTTTTGAACCTGCATTACCCTGCAAAGTTCTATCAATCTCAGCAATTGGTGCAAGTTTTATCTTCTTTTCAAGTTCAGGTATCAGCATATCAGCAAGTACCTGTGGGTCTACTAAATTATTTAATTTTGTTACTCCTGTTGGCATAATTATTCTCCTTTCACAAGCTCATTATATTGAGCCTCATCACTTTGTTTAAGTTCTAATCTTTCAAAATACGACATATTAGCAAACTGCTCTTTAGATATTCCGCTTTTAGCAGCTCCAGTTTTAGCAGAAGATGTAAAAGTAGGTGTCTTTTTAGCTCCCTCATCTTCTTTAAATAAATAAGGCTTGTCCTTTTTAAGCGTTTCTATCTGCTTATCAAGACCAAGCACATTATCATCTTTAAAAACTAATTCTTCTTTTTTTAGCAACCCCTTTACGACATCAGCATCATGAGTATTTACAGCTGATAGCAATTTGTCAAGCAAATTACTTTCTCTTTCTGTTTTCAAATCACCCATAACCTTGTTGTATTTTTCTTCCCATTCAGCAGATGACTGCTTAATCTTATCAATGTCCATATCCTTGTATGATTTGATAGTCTTATTAGCTTCAGTAAGTTGTCCGCTTACAATTTCAAGCTCTTTTACTTTCTCATTTAACTTCTCTTGTTCTCTTTGAATATCGCCCCCATTTTCAGCCATAATCTTATCGATTTGCTCATCAGTAAGACCAAGTTCTTTTAAAAATTCTCTTTTCATTTGTAATTTACCACCTTTCTTGTATATACGTTGTTTTACGTGTGTAACGAGCCACAAATACATATCTAATTAACGCTTAGATAAAAGCGAATTTTAGCATAAAAAATAGACCTGTTTAACGACTACTGCCCAAAGTCAATTAGCAAGCTAATTTTTTAATTTGATTTTGCATTATAAATTCTTTTATCTGCTCATAACTCCACCCTAAATTAATAAGTGAAGATATAAGCATTTCCATTTGTTCAAGCTCCTTTAATTCCTCACTTGAAATATAATCCCTCAAACTCTCTTTCGCTTTGATTTGATATATTTCTTTTAATTCATTAAAAGACTTACCAAATAAAATTTTATATATAAGCTTTGTGTAATTAGGATACATAAATTTTTTATTAGGACTTTCAGCAACTTTCATCTTGATAGTATCAGTTAGAATATGTCTTACCAACTTTCCCTTTTCTCTTTCTATAACCCATTGCTGACGCTCCTCATATATACGCTTTAATTCTCTCTCCATTGAATTAAAAGCATTGATATATTGCTCCTTAAATTTGAATGCTTTTTCTCCTGTAAAACCCATAGCAAGCATTACAAAACCGTCTTTTGTAATTATATATTCTTTGTTAGATTTTCCACTGTCATCTTTATAATCACTCAACGCAAAATTGCGTTCAGTAAAATCTTGACTACACTCTAAATTTTCGATAGCTCTTATTACATCTGAATGTCTTTTTTCAAATATTTCAGCAATAAGTCTGCTTGTAGTAGTTAATTGTTCCTCATTCTTTCTTCCTGTAATTTGCACTAACGTCATAATTAATCATTCCTTTCTGATAATTAATTTTTTTTGTATAAAAAAAGACAACTACATCTGTAATTGTCTAAATAACTATATTTTATTATGCTAAAAAAGCACCTTTTACAATTTAACATTTTAATCATTTTCTTAGCTTAATCATATAAATATTCTTTTATGATATTATATATTATCTCAGCCTTTTCATCTTTTTCTTTTTCACTGAAATCAACCCATATTTCATCATATTCATTGAATTGCTCACTTAATTTTTCAAAAAACTCATCTTTCAAATTCAACAAATCATCATCCCATAAAAAATTAGCTGCTAATGCGTGCATAAACATGGATGAATTTTCTTTATATTTACACTCTAAGTAAGGCATTAGCTCTGATAATTCTCTTTTTATTCTATTGTCTCCCAATGTTTACTCACTCTCCCTTTTATAATAGTAATATATTTATCGACCTCTTTAACTATACCTATATTATCATAATATATAACATATCTACCATTTGTCATATCAACATAATTATGCTCTTTCTTAGCAATCTCTATAATTTTTTCAAAATCATAGTTTAAATCTCCATTGTTTTTAAATTCTCTTTCAATGTATTGTTCTATAAAATGGTCTGACGCATATATACCCTCATTTTTAAAGCTATAATATAGCTCTATTGCTCTTTGCTTATTAATTTCTGATATTTTTTTATTATTATCTATTGCCCTTATAACTTCTTCATCCTTATTATACCCCTTAACAGCATTCTTATCAACAATATTTTTCCTATTTGCCCACGAGCTTTTACTGCCCACAGACTTATTAAATCCATACACTTGATGACGCTCATTCCTTGTTTTTAGCTTAGCTGATTTGCTAAAATCAACATATAAGTCTTTTTGTTTTCGTAGTCTTACAGACTTAGCAGTAAAATCAGATTTAAGACCTGCACTGTCCAAAGCCACAAGCTCTCTTTTTGTCTTTCTTATCATACGCTCAATCTGTCTTTGCTTTTGAGTAGCTTCGTAATATGTGTAAGTTTTGCCATCATATTCGATAGACGGAGGATCTATATTCTTAAGCTGTTCATCCGTATAATTTCTTACCGAAATACCAGGAAAAAATACAAAAAAACTATGACGACAATTCCAACCGCAAAGCCCTGCACCTGTACCATATCCTGTAGACTCTTCAAAATCAGGATACCCGTCCTTATCACCGCCTACATGATATACCTTACCTTGCCATGTTTGATGGTCAGGTCTTGCCCCCATATGAGCCGTAACCTCTACAAATTCACTATCGGACTCTTTCATCTGCATTAATGTAATTTCAGCTACTGTCTGATTAATTCCCGTAAGTGTTGCACGCCTTACAGCCACATCAAGCATATTAGATACTCCACTTTCATAATCAACCACTCTTAGTCCACTTTCAGTCAATGTTCTTATAGCAGTTCTAACAGCGTCTTGATATGAAAATGCGCCACTTGCCACTTGAAACTGTGCGTAGTTTAATGTATCTTGATATGTCTTAGCGACAGACTTAAAACTATCTCCAGACTTAAAGCCAAGCGACTTTGTAAGATTCTTAAGTTCTCCGTGCGTCTTTTTAGCATTTGCTGCAACAAATTTCATCATTGTTGCACTATCATATAAGCTAAGTGTCTTTTTACCTGCCTTTTTATAAGCTATATTTTCATAATACATACTTCTATCAGTAGCATTTATAAAAAGCTTATCGACTTCATCCTTGCTCATCTTATTAGCCTTAGCTATCTTACTTTTTATCTCTTCAAGGTCATTTCCAATTTGCCCAAGCATATACATCTGCCAATCAGCGGTATCTGTTATTTCACCTGCCTTTTGTAATCGTCTTGCAATATCAGAAATAATATCATCTTCCAAATCTTGATATATCTTTACGATATTATCCGGCACGACCTTAAGCTCATCAGGAGTTAGCATATTCTATCACTCCTCATCTACATCATCAGGTTCTTTCTCTATTTTTTCAGACGGCATATAATCTTTGCACTGCTCCTCAGTAAGACCATATCTTCGCATTAGATATATTTCCGGCTTGATTATTCCTGCTGCCACTTCCTGTAGCATTATAGCTTGGTCTGCTCCACTATCGACTATTAAGCTATCGTCAAACTCAAAGCTTACTTCATACTCCTCTTGACCTACTAAGTTATATAAGCTACACAAATCATCCATTGATATAATTAGATTTTCAAGTGCAGATTTAAGCGACTTTTGAATATCAGATACAGTAGCGTATGACCTTTGCTTTGATGATATAATCTCAGTAGCAGTCTTAGCTGTTTCCTGAACATCAGATAAAGTGCCATAAGCCAGTCCACAAGCAAATTCAATTCTTTGTAACAGCTTATTAAGCCCATTGAAAAGTGAACTGTCACGAATGGTTGGAGAAAAGACAGAATAAAAATCATTAGTTCTGCCTTGAATATCTAATTTTCTAAACAGCCTATCAGAATATTCAGGCAATTCATTATTATTTTTATAGCAATTTTCATCAATATCAACAGCAAGCTCACTGCCCTTGTACTCCCACACTATCCTTGAATACTGCTCATCAGCCTTTTTAATCAAATCTACAGCCTTAGAAAAAACTGAAACTCCAATATCACTATTACTTTCAATAATATTAGCCATAGGTACTTTAAAATACGAAAATAACGGCTTAGTAAGATTATCTATAGTTATCTCACGCTCAATATCTTTCCATCTACTAACTGTGTCAAGACTTATCCCAGAGCCTAATATATCCGAGCCGTATTCATTCATATAAGCCTTATTGATTATTGTACATTTGCCATTTTCAAAGCTATGATATTCCAATCTTGTATAAGTCTTTTCGTTCTTGGTAAATCTATCAACAAAAATACAAGATATAAGCTCACCGAAACTATTAAATTCAATAGGGTATATCATATCAGCCTGTACACAATCAATAGCAATCTTGCCATCAGATATGAAAGGCTTAAAAGCCATAGAGCCTTTAGCAAGTGCGTATTCAAGGTGTATTCTTATATTGTCCATAAGGTTTTGATAAGACTCGTTCATAAAATCTGCCCTGTCACTTCCTACTATTTCAGACTTCATCTCAATAGTAGTTAACCTTGCAAGCTCAGCAGCAATAGAGCATGGGAGCGACAACGAATAAACATCTTTCTTTACCCAATCAGGCTTACCCTCATACATCTTAGTCCATAGCTTAATTGCATTTGCCATCTTATTTGAAATATTAATATCTACATTTAAAGCGTCTTTTACATTATCTTTACTAAACAGACCTTTCACCACCTTTTTCAAAAAATCAAATAGCCACATCTACATACTCACCAACCTTTTAGCGTATCTCTCAATGCTGTACTCCATAGCGTCAAGCGTATCTATATCAGATGAGCCGTCATCAAGTCTTACAGTCTTAATCTTCGTCTCATCCCACACTGCATTAACTAATGCGTCCTTGAGTGTATCAGCATTTAGGGTATAAAAAAACTTGTTTCGAGAAATAAGCCCCGCCACAAGTCGTATTCTATCAACTATTTCAATTTTACTTGCATTTCTAACACTTATATTAAAACCATTGTCATACAAAGCTTTTTTAAGTGTTCTTATAAGCACTTGCTCAGCACTGTCACAATAAATAGTATCGATATTGCTATACATATCAAATACACGTTTAATAAAATCAATAAAAAGCATACACAACTTATCAGAATCTGTATCAGCATCATGCCTTTCCGACACCAAAACAATAACTTCATAATCATTTGTAATCCCTGTAGCAACAAAAGCGTGTTTAGATAAATTACCGCCAAAATCCACACCAACATTAATCATTTGTATTTTTTTATGCTTTAATTCTTCAAAAGATATAAAATATCTGTCTGGCTTACCTGCAAACAGTTTATATATTGCCCCCTCAGCCCTTACCCATTGACCAAGAATAAAACGATTATAATATACCGTTCCGTAATACTCTTGTTTCAATGCAGATACAAATTCATCAGTTAAAAACGGATTATCGTCTATTGTATAATGTTGGTGGTATATATTCGCCTTACTGTCTAAAAACTCCTTAAACCAATGATTTGGACTATCGGGATTACAAGTCCCATCAAAGCAGCTGTTAGGTTTATCAAGTCTTGATTTAAGCATTTGAAATACATCTTGCGACCATGTCGTAATCTCATCACCATAACAGTATTCAATACCTGCACCTTGTATCCTTGCAACTTGGTTTTTCTTATCCGCTCCAAGCACATACACATCACGACCAAATAACTTAGCCTTGTTATTCGATGATATAGTACCGACCAAACTACCCCAAATACTCCGCATCGGTTCAAGGACATTTCTTTCAATAGTTCCTTGCGTGTTTCCGAGTAAGACAATCAATCCGTTACCTTTACAAGCTCTTATTCTTTTTGGAATGATATAATAATCAAGATATGTTTTTCCCGACCTTGTAGCTCCTGTCTTTACATTCCAACGGCAATTACAATTATTCCAAAACTCTTTTTGTTTATCACTTAGCTGCATCATCAATCACCCCAAGTATCTTATCTAATTTATCCAGTTGTTCCTCTTCGACCTCTGACTTCTCAGAGAAAATTCTATATCTCTTTCCGAGTAGCTCTGCTGCCTTTAATCTTTCCTTTTCATCAGGAGTTTTTTTAACTGTTCTTGCCTCTGAGTATCCATCACCGCATCCCTCAACAACCACAATAGCCGATTCACTTTCTCCTCGAAGCACAGAAGTTAAATATTGCAGTACTTCTTCCTGCTTTGCAATTTTTTTATCATCAATCTCCTTAATCCTTTGGTCTATATACTGTTTTATATAAGGTTTTTTAAGGTTTTCCGTTGCTATTGTAAATGCTGTCTTTTCACTATATCCTGCTTTCTTTGCAGCGTCTGTAGCATTCCCACTGATGATATATTCATCAGCAAATCTTTTCTGTTTCAGAGTCAATTTAATTGACAAATACATCACCACCTTTTAAAAATTTGCATTAAAAAAGCACTCTCAAATAATTGAAAATGCTTTAAATATAATCTATTTTTATAAAGTTTTATAACCATGTATCTATATAAGTATTTGGAAATCCATTACCCCAATTATACTTAATAGTTTCAAATAGCTGTTTAACATACTTTTTATCTTGAGATGCTTCAAGCCCAATGTATCCATTTCCTGCATCAAAAGTTTCAAATCTTGATTTAATATCAGTTAGATTATCTGCTCCAACATAATCATAGGATATATAAATTTCATCATTATTGTTAATTCTTAATTGACTATCCTTTGTATCGTTGCCAGAGGCTATCAAATCTGTTAAATCTTCAATAGTCATAGTTCTTACATTTACTTTTTTCATAATCCCCTCCATAAAATGTCATCTTTACCCATGTTAAAAATTGTATCATAAAATCTTCTTATTTACAAGATTTAGCTGAAGATAAATACTAAAACAATTTAGTTCAATCTATATAATATTTAAAAACAATAAAAAAATTTCTCAATATATAACAAATACTTAAAATAAAATTAATGAAAAATGCATATATTATTGTATTAATAAATATATCCATGATTTTTGTCATATTTATGGTAGCTATACAACTTAAACAAACACATAAAACAGATAATAGTATAGTAAATGCTGAAATATAAAAAACCCTTTTTAATATATTATAAGATAGTATATCATTATTATGTGTTTGCAGGTTAGTTTTTTTTATTTCTATTTCCATTTTTACTTGTTTTATTTTATCAATTAAAATAGTTAATAAATTAAAAAGAAAGCCTATTTCTATGGCATTTATACTTATTAAAACATTTATTTCATCTAAAGTTAATTTATGCCTTAAGGCTATTGCAACTCCCATTATCAAAGGAATAACATAAAAAATCATTATATATGCCATTTTTTGAAAATGGTCAAATTTATCAAAAATATATTTTAGAAAATTAGTAAATTTAAAAATGTTTAATGAACTCACATTGCTTAGAAATAAAATTGTGGAAATCCCTATTATTAAGACCATTAAGAAATAATATATATTCGGGCTCATTAGTATCACTCTTTTCTATTGAAATTTAAACATCTCTAAATAAATTTTATTCCAGTTTTTTATACTTTCTAAATTAACTGTACCATCATTATCAAATTCCAAATCTTCATCTGATAAATCCATGCTAAATCTTGAAGTATTATTTATATTGGACAGTTTTATTACCTTTTTCTTATTATTAAGTGCAATTTCCGTTTTAATTTCATCTGGTGTATCTTCAAAAACAGACACGTAAGTAAACTTTTGATTTGGTGTAAAGATATCTTTTATATTCTCTAAAGTATTTTTTTCTTCTTTTATAGAATAACTAAGAGTTCTTGTTATATCTTTCATTGTGTCGTCAATATTAGAATCGGATTCTTTTTTCTTATTTGTTTCTAATTCATCCGCCTCATCTTTAGGTATTCCTCTTTTTATAAAGCTTATTTTTTCAACTGGGCTTTTTAAGATATCTTCATACCATGAATATGGCATAAGTCTCTCAAAATTAATTTTAGCTGAGCATAAAATATCTCCCTCTTTATTTTTCAAAGAAAATTTATCTTTTATTTTATCCGAAATAAACTTTTTAAAAGGATCCGTCATATTTAAATGAATTTTATGATGTATGCCTAAAATTATATAATCCAATCCATCTATAAAGCAAATAGAATAGTAAAACTTAACAAATTCAGTATCATCAAAATTCTTTATCGTTGAATTATTACCATCTTTAGAAACTATAGTAGAAGTTTCCCCATAATATCCAGTATCCATAAATCCGTATAAAAGTATTGCATTTTTTGATGATATTAAAGTTTCTTCCATTTCTATGTTATTAACTCTACAACATCTTTTACTCATCTCAAAATTCGATATATTATTTTTTAAAAATTCTAATGATTCTTCAAAAAAATTAATATTGCTTCTCTCTTTATTTTTATATAAAATTTCTCTAATATATTTCATTTTATTTTTCTCTCTTTTAGGAGTTTTTATATTAATTCTATATACACTAAATTTATGATTTTCCATCCTAAAACCTCCATCAAAATTATTTTTATCTACCACCATTATAGCAAAAAAGACTCCAATTAAGAAGTCTTTTTGCTGATAAAAAATATTTTTTAGGAGTTTTCCACGATACTATTATACCACACTTCTATGTGTCTATTAGTGTCTTTTTTAATTTTTGTAGTGCTTTTCCGTGTAACTTCAAAGTATATCTGTACTCGTGATTTACTTTTAGTGCTATTTCTTCCCTTTTTTCTTTCAACTTATTTTTCAATACTCTTAACCCCCTGATACATTGCCCGTATAGCCGATAGCACAGCTTTTTTACCTATTTATTATCTTTAAAAGCATTTGACAAAACAAATAATATACAACTTGCAATAAATAAAAATACTATATTTTTGTTGAATTTACTTACCAAACAATTTATAAAATTGCTTAGCACCATTAAATAATAAACACTTATTTTTTTCATTGACATATATTTTAAAATGAGTTAGAATAATTTAAAGCTTGGGGGATTTCTCCCCCTTTTGCTTTAGCTTTTTAGTGCTACTATTAGTGTTGCTATACTCGATATTAACGTTGCTATCGTTCCGAGTGCTTTTAATAGTAGCTCTATTTTTTTGTCTTTCGACATTTTCTTTTTCTTCTTCTTACCCAT